AATAGATGATGAAGCTGCTGAATTATTTTTTGACATTGATGGTGGTATAGCTTGGGATATATCAGCTAGAGATTCCTCATCTAACTATGATTTAATGTTTTATGGTAGAGGATCGACAGTTGGATACAACCAAGTTGCTGGACCTTATGTTAGATTTCACCAAACTGGAAATGTTACTATTTCTGGTTCAATGAATGTACAAGGTACATCAGGAAGCACATTTTATGGAATTGATTTTCAAAGAAGCGGCTCTGGTGTTACAACTCCTGATATTTGGGGAAATGGAAATACATTGGTTTTAGGGCATGATTCATCAACACCAGTAATTAAAATTGATACAACACAAACAACTTTTGTTGGTGATGCTATATTCCCAACAGTACAAATAAGCAATGGTCAATCCTATAATGAAAATATAAGGATGTTTCCATCAGCTAATAATGATTATAGCTCTTTAATTTTAGGTGCTGTTTCTGGAACTGGCGGAACCGGATCAGGTCAATGGACATTAGTAAGATATCCAGCTGCAAATTCTAATAAATTTACAATTAGACATAGCTCAATTGATTTACAAACTTTTACAACTAATGGAAATTCATTTTTTGCAGAAAGATTAGGTGTTGGTAATACCTCACCAACAGCTAGATTATCAGTGTTTGAACCAGTTGGAAGTGGTGCTAGTAGAACAACACCAGTAACTGTTATGCATTTAGGCACATCACACCCTGACGTAGGTTATAATGGTTTTGGTACAGCAATAACTGATTTTAGAAGGTCATATCAAGAATCAAGTTTGCATGAAATAAATAAAATTGATTTTATTGAAAGAGGAAATTCAAACAATGATTTTGGTGGTGCTATTGACTTTAAAACAAAGGCGTTAAGTAGCGGAACAGCTGCACCAGTTAGAAGAATGAGAATTGATTATACTGGTAAAATTGGTATTAATACAACATCAATACCAGGTTTTTTAACTATAAAAGGAGCTTCAACTGCAAACAATCCAATGTTGAGAATAAATTGTGATCAAGCATCATCATTTATACATTCAACAGAAACCATAGCTTCTAGTATGACAAGTGGTCAAACTGTTATTAATGTTATTGGTCGAGATGGATCAAGTAAAAATTCAGCTTGGATGGGTTACCAGTTTAATGGAACTGCTGGTGCTAATTCTAATTTATTAACTTTTGGTCATTGGGGAGCAAATCATTTATTAACTATTGATGGTGCTGGAAATACTAATATTGCTGGTAGTTTAACAAATACTGGAAATTATAATTTTAATGGTTTGTTATTGAACACTTATGGAGGCACTGGCACACATAGATTAAAAAACGCATCAGTTAATGGTACAGTTTTAACTTTAACAACGACTGGAGATAATAGAGAATTATATTTACAAACCGATCATATATTTTCAAATGGCACTTTTCATTTAGGAGATAATTCACATAATACTAAATATAGAGCAGCAACTCATATTTTTGAAAATGGTGCTGCTACTTTTGCATCTACTATTCAAACAACTCAAATTACTGCAACAAATGGATTAAATACTTTAAAAAGAAATACAGATGCCTCTTTACAATTAAGGTCAGAAAATACAAGATCAGGTTTATTTATTACAAAACCAGCAACAGATACTGTAATGGGTTCGGCTTTAGTTTTAGCTGATGAATCATATAGATTAGGAACTGCTAGTTATTATCACATGATAATGCTACAAAATGGAAATACTTATTTTAATCAAAACGTAGGAATCGGAACTGATTTGCCTGATGTAAAGTTAGAAATAAATGGCGGAGCAGATGCTATTGCAAAAATAACAGGAACAACAACAGCAGCAAGATTTGATTATAAAACAAATTCGCATCATGTATTTTGGCAGTTAATTGAATCAGATGGTAGATTTAGATTTTACGATCAATCGAATTCTGCTGAAAGAATAACTATAACACAAGCTGGAAGAGTTGGAATTAATAATAGTACACCAACAGAAAAACCATTTGAAGTTAATGGTGGAATTTTAGTTTATACCTCACGATCTGGTTATGATGCAGATGGTATATTTTTTAGAGAGGGATTTACATCTGGATCATTAAAATATAATTGTTCAATCTTAGCAAAAGATCATAATGGTTCTTTTCCAGATGGTATTTCTATAAATGCTTATGATGGAATTTCTTTTTGTACTGGTTCAAATGACAGAAATCAAGTTGGTATGTTTGATGTTAGTGGAAATTTTGGAGTTGGCATTGATCCAGTTTCTAAAATGCACCTTAAATATAGTGGTGGTTCTTATGGAACAGAGGCAACATCTGGTTTTATAAATGAAGCAACTACTGGTCGAGCAACTATGAGGTTGAGAAGTTTGACTGATAATGCATCAGAACTATTTTTTGATAGCAATGGAGCTATAAGATGGGATATATCAGTTAGAAACTCATCTGATAATTATAAAATGAATTTTTACCCACAAGCTGCAACACCAAGTTATACAGGTGTATCAGCACATACTTTTCATTTAGAACAAAATGGGGATGCATACCATAGTGGTTCGGTAGGTATTGGATCATCTCCAACAGCTAAACTATCTGTTATAGGAACTGGAGGCGGAAATAATCCAACATTTGCAGTTGATTGTACAAGCTCTTTAACTTTTAATCATGCTATTGAAGCTTTTGCTGGAAATATGACTGCTAATGAATCAGTGATATCATTACTAGGTAGGGCAGGAAGCACAAAAAATTCTGGTTATTTAGGTTATTTATATTCTGGTACTGCTGGAAGTAATGCTAATATGCTAACATTAGGTATGTGGGGTGCTGATCATTTAGTAAAACTAAAAGGCAATGGTCAATTTGGTATTGGCACAACACCTGGCTATACTTTGGATGTTGCTGGTACTGCTAGATTGAAAGGTTATTCTTCTGCTAGATTACTATTCGATACTGATGGTGCTGAAGCTAGTAATTATGTAGGTACTATAAATCAATATGAAAATGCTGTTTATTGTGGTCGTGGTTCAGCTGGTTTTCTTGTTGCTGGTAATTCAAATCTTAGATTTGGTTTTGGAAGTGGAGTAACATTAGCACAATCTAAAATGGTCATTTACCCTGGTGGTCAAGTAAATATCGGTACATCATCTAATTACAGTGGTACTAGATTAAATGTCGAGGGTGATAGAATGGGTGTTAGAACAAGCAACAGTAGTTGGGGACAATTTTATATAGCAAATCCTGGCGATGGTGAAGCTGCTATGGCTTTTGGTGCTAATGGAACTGGTCGACCAGGTGGTAATTCGACTTACGGAAGACAATGGATAATGGGGATTGGTCCATATAGCATTGGAACAAATAAGTGGGCATTGTCAAATAAAACATTACAAGGCAACCCAGCTATAACGATTATAGAAAATACTGGTGCTATGGGTTTACGAAAGGTATCTCCTAGCTATCAATTAGATGTTACTGGTGATATAAGAGCTAGTAGTGATGTAATTGCATTTTCTGATAGGAGAGTAAAAGAAAATATTATTACTATTAATAGTGCTTTAGATAAGGTTAGTAAGTTGAGAGGTGTTACATATACTAGGAAAGACATTGAAGATAAATCATTAAAATTAGGTGTGATTGCACAAGAAGTCAAAGAAGTATTGCCAGAGGTTGTTATGAAAGATGATAAAGGTTTATATTCTGTTGCTTATGGTAATATGGCTGGAGTATTTATTGAAGCTATAAAAGAATTAAAAGCAGAGGTTGATAGTTTAAAACAAGAAATTAAAGAACTAAAAAGATAAAATATGCCTTGTCCAAATATTGCAAATGATGAAATTACAATGCTCAAAACAGCTAGGGAAAGAACTGGAGCTGGTTATACATCAAATTTTAGTATAACATCCCCTATATATATGTCAGACATACAAAGATTGAGTGGCGGTAATACAAGTGGATCAGGTAATAGCTATCCAGCAGTTGCATTAGCAAATCCAATAAACAATCGACCAGATGGTGAAAATCCATTAGCTATGTCTGAGTTTAGTTTATACGATCAAAACCCACCAAGAACTGCATTTATGTTTAATTATAATAGTTCATCTAGCAATAGTGCTTGTCAATTTGCAATACCTTTTGATACATATTATCATGATGATGCAAATAATTTAGTGCCAGATGCTATAAATATTTATACTGCATACACAACCCAAACTGGAACAACTGTTGCCACAGCTGGTTATTATGCTATATACACAACTGGCGGTTCGCCAAGTGGTTCATATATTCGTGTCGGCAATAATGGATTAATAATTGAGGTTGATGATTGTTAAAATAATTACTAAATTTGTAAAAAAAATATTTTATGGCAAATTTATATTCTTGGTCAATAACTCAGTTAGATGCTAAAATACAACAAGATGACAACCAAAATGTCATTTATATGATTCACTTTATTTTTAGAGGTGAGAATGAAGAAAATCCTGAATACAATGCATCATATATAGGAACTGCTGGAGTTGAATATAATCCAGAAAATCCATTTATTCAATATGATGATTTAACAAAAGAGGAAGTTATAAGTTGGATTACACAAACAGTTGAGGAAGATTGGCTAAAAGAATATGTTGATGGTAAAATTGAATTATTAGTAAATCCAGTAGATGAAACATTATTGCCACCTTGGAATGAAGAAATTAATTAATAATAAATATAAAAAATGAGCAAACTAGAAGAAAAAGAATTACAAGAACTTAAACAAACAATTTCAAAGCCAAATCAATTACTTATTGAAATAGGTGCAAGAGTAGTTGCATATAATTCAATTGATGATCTTGTTAATTTACACAAAGAAGCAATTAAAGAACAACAAGAAAAAATGAAAGAGATTGAAGATAAGCATGGCAAAGGTTCTTTAAATATTGATACTGGCGAAATCACTCCTTTAGAAGAAAAATAAAATGCCAGTTATAAATGCCAGTAGCTTTTTACTTTTAAAAGATACAACAGTTATTGGCCATTCAAGAAGCACTAGCTTTAATGTCAATGTAGATTTACCAGATGCAACTAATAAAGAAAGCAATGGTTTTAAAGAGGTTATAGCTGGGGTTAAAAGTGGCACTATTAGCTGTGATTGTTTAACTGATTATTCCGATTCATTAAGTTTTAGCCAACTATCTGAAATGGTTATAACTAAGGAAAAGGCAGTATTTTATTTTAAAGATATTGCTAACAATAAATTTTTGCTTAGAGGTGAGGGGTTTGTGCAATCAGTTGATGAAACTGCTGAGTTTGAAAAAGCTACTAGTTTTAATTTAGAAATTAACTTGACTGGAGTGTTTACAATAACAGATCCTAGTCAAGGTTTGACTTGGGATAATGTCTTTGCTAAGTGGGAAGATATAGCAGATAACTGGGAAGATGTATAATTTTTTTATTTGTATATTTGTTAAAGATTAATAATTTAAAAAAAATATAAATGGCTACAACTGGAGTATTTAATGGTACTGACTTAATTTTAAAAATCCATGATGGGACATCAATTTCTGCGGCAACTGCTGTTGGACATTCAACATCTTGTACATTATCACTTTCAAATGATTTACCTGAGGCAACAACTAAAGATTCAAGCGGATTTCAAGAAGTTATCGCTGGTGTTATTAGTGGTGAGCTTAGTTTTGAGGGGTTAGTTGCTTATGATGATGATGCTAATGCTGCTGATATAAGTGATGTTTTAATTAATAGAAGATCAGTAACTTGGAGTTTTGCAACTGCTGATTCTAGTGATCCTATATTTTCTGGATCTGGATTTATCAGCTCTATTGAAATGAGTGCTGAAATGGAATCACCAGCAACTTATAGCGGTTCAATTACAACGACTGGAACTATCACAAAAACTAACTAAGATTAGTTGATTAAGATATAAAATTAAAAGGGGTATGGCTTGAGGAAACTATACCCCTATAAATATATAAATATGGCAAACAAAAAAAGAGGTTACTATACCTTAAAAATAGGTGGCAAAATGCGAACTATGCATTTTTCAATGAATTTCTGGTCAAACTTTACTGAGCAAATGGATGTATCTCTTGATAAAATAGGGGATGTATTTAATGGCGGTATATCAATAAAAGGCATTAGATCTTTAATATATTCTGGTTTATTAGCACATGATCAAGAACAAGGCAATGACATTGATTACAATGAGTTTAAAGTTGGAATGTGGCTTGAAGATTTTGATGCTGAAAATTTAAATGATATTGTTACATCAATGATGCAATCCAGAATATTAGGCAATGATCTTAATATGGGAGTTGCTAGAAATATTAAAAAAACTACTAAAGCTACAAAAGAGGGAAAGTAAATACCCAGCTGACTTGGGATAGTTTACTTGATTTTTATATTGGTCAAGCTGGGATAATGCCAAACATTTTTTGGGAAAATACTTGGAAAGAAAATCATTTACTTGGCGAATCATATATGATTAAAAACAATATGCTATGGGAGCAATCAAGGTATATTGCAACTATGTTATATAATGTAAATTGTAACAAAAAAGCTCAAATGATTACACCAGATAAACTTTTCCCATTGCCTCAAGATGTTTATTTAGCTAGAGGCAAAGCAAAGTCAACAAAAGAACAATATTTAAAATTTAAAAAACGATTAGACAAACTAGAAGCTAAAAAAAAGAGTGGTTAGATTTTTTGTATTTTTACATAAAAATATTTCATGGCAAAGTTAAGATTAGATTTACAGTTAACTGGCTTTCAACAAGCATCTAGCAAATTAAAACAATTTGGCGATAAAATGAAGTCAGTCGGCTCAAGTTTATCTGCAATAAGTTTACCATTAGCTATTGCTGGTGGTGCTGCCATTAAAATGGCAGCTGACTTTGATAAAAACATAACTAAGATAAAAGCATTAGTTGGTGCATCTGAAAAGGATTTACAAGATTTTTCTAATGCATCTAAAAGAATGGCTAAAGAAACTGGTTTGTCATCTAAACAAACAAGTGATGCTATGTTTTTTATTGCATCAGCTGGTTTAGAGGGTGCTGAGGCAATAGCAGTTTTAGAAGCGGCATCTAAAGCTAGTGCTGCTGGTTTAGGAGATGTAGCTCAAGTTGCTGATTTGGCAACATCAGCACTTAATGCTTATGGAAGTGAAACCCTATCGGCAGAAGCGGCAACAGATGTATTAACAGCGGCAGTTCGTGAGGGTAAATTAAATAGTGAAGATTTGGCCGCATCTATGGGCCAAGTGTTGCCAGTTGCATCTAATATGGGGGTTAGCTTTAATGAGGTTGGTGCTGCTATGGCGGCCATGTCTAGAACCGGTACTAATGCAGCTCAAGGTGCAACACAATTAAATAGTATTTTATCTGGGTTACTAAAACCGACAAAACAAGCTGAGGAGGCATTATCTGAAATGGGATTGTCAAGTGCCGGTTTAAAACAACAAATAAAAGATGAGGGGTTATTGAGTGTTTTAGAAACTCTTAAAACAGAGTTTGACAAAAATAGTGATGCGGCAGCTCAAGTTTTTCCAAACATTAGAGCATTAAGAGGTGTTTTGGATTTAACTGGTGCAAGTGCTGACACTACAAAAGAAATATTTAATGAGTTGAATAAAGCTCAAGGCGCAACAAAAAAAGCATTTGATGATACAGCTAAAAGCGCATCATTTAGATTAACAAAATCTTTAAATGGTGTTAAAGAATCTTTTTCATCAGTAGGTACTGTATTATTAGAAAAACTTTTACCTACTATTGAAAAAATAGCAAGTGGAATTGAAACCCTTTTTAATAAGTTTACAAATCTTGATGACACAACACAAAAAATAATAATTGCATTTGGCTTGTTTGTAACTGCCATTGGGCCATTATTATTAGCTGTCGGAAGTTTGACATCAATAATTGGTATAATGGGAAGTGGTTTTGCAACTTTAAAAATAGCAACAATAGCTTTAAAAGGTGGTTTTGTTAAATTAACAGTAGCAATGATGGCCAATCCATTTATTGCTATTGCAACTGCGGTAGTAGCTTTGACTGGTTATCTAGTTACAATGGGTAACAAAATGGCTCCCCTAATTAGTAAATGGCAAACTTTTAAAAACATTCTAAAATCAGGCGGCTCATATTCTAAATTTGCTACATTACAATTAATTGATCAAAATGCCGCACTAAAAAAACAAAAAGAGGAAACTGAAAAAAATAATAAAGAACTTGCTAAACTAGGCGAAACTAATGTAAAAATAATAACTCCTATTGCTAACACAAATACTGCTTTAGAAACTACATCTACTAAATTAAAAGCTGTTAGTGTTAATGCACTTACAGTTAAAAATAAATTTACTGAGGTTGGCGAAAACATTAAAATTGTAGGTACTGTTTTAACTGAATCTATTGAGCCAGTTATACAAAAATCATCTCAACTAGGAAATGTTTTAGCACATATAGGAAACGAAATACCATTTATGTTTGCCGCAGCTTTTGAGGGGATGTTAAATGGGGAAAATGCAATTAAATCACTAGGCAAAATGTTACTTGGTTTAATTAAAAAATTAGTTGCTGCCGCTGTTGCTGCTTTAGTTTTAAGCACTTTATTAGGTGGGATTGGCATAGGTAAAATAGGAGATACAGCGACTAAATTTGGTGCTATATTTTCTAAAATAACTGGGTTTGACAAAGGCGGTATTGTATCTGGGCCAACTCTTGGCTTAGTCGGAGAGTACCCAGGAGCATCTTCGAACCCTGAGGTGATAGCTCCTTTAGATAAATTAAAATCAATGATTGGTGATAGAGGTGGCTCATCAAACGTACAAGTAAGCGGCCAATTTGCACTAAAAGGTCAAGATTTAGTTGTTGCATTACAAAGAGCAGACAGAAACAGAAACAGAATTAAATAATGGCATACGAGGTAAAATTTAGATTAGAGTTTTCAGATGTACTTGGCAATGGCAAAAAAATAGAAATTTTAAAAGATGGTTATAGCGATACTGGACCAGTATATGATTTAGTAGCGACAGATGATCCTTTACAAATTACATGGGATCAAGATGATAATTTTTATGATCCTATAATCGGCTCAACTTGTCAAATAAATCTTTTTGTTACAGATTTAACAAATTATGATAATTTTTATGATGCAGATGAACGAGAATATAAAATAAAAATTTCTTATAAAGATTCTAGTAATAATTATCAAACCTATTGGCAAGGTTGGTTATTAGTTGATCAGTTTCAAGAAGCTGTTACAACAACTCCTTATCCTATAACTTTAAGAGGTTATGATGCATTAGGTAGTTTAGATGGCTTTACTCAGCCATTAGTTACCTCAAGCGGTACTGAACTTGCTGGTGTTTTTATGGTTCATATACATGAAATTTTAGAAAATATAGATTTAGGTTTTGATATTTATGTGTCAAATGATATACAAAGAGATGGTGCAACAAGTGGATATAACGTAATTGACCAAGCATCATGTGCTGCTAGTAGTTTTTTTTCAGATGGTGTTGATCCGAAAAATTGTAAAGAAGTTTTGGAGCAAATGTTAAAATTTACAAACTCAAGAATTTTCCAAAGTTATGGCAGATGGTATATAATTAACAATTCAAGTTATAGTGAACAGTCGGTAAAAGATACAAGCGCATCAACAGCTAATGGTGGCACAATACCAACTGGTATTAGGGCCGCTGAAACATCTAGTTTACAAACTAATAATGATGAAGACATAAAATTTCATATATACAATTCAGCCGGCACTTATCAATCAACAAGTACAGTTGATGTTTTATCAATAATTCCGAGCGATTTACAACCTATTGGCAACAATTTAACTAAAGAATATTTACGACCAATAAAGCAATATACACAATCTGTTAATATGGCTGGGTTTTTCAGCACTAATATTATAGGTAATTCTGGGTTTGAATTTGGAACATCAGGATGGACATTAACAAATAGCAGTGTTGATAATACTTTTAGTTTTCAAGGTGATGCATCTTTAAAATCAACTAATATACAAACATCAGCTAGCGGAACTAGTGTTACAGCTGAACTAGCAAATTATATTGATGAATCTGGATCAGATTTTATAGGTTATAGCTTAAAACTAAATAATTTTTTTAATTCAACATCTGGTCAAACAAGAGGTTTTAGATGGCAAGTTAAAGCAGTAGCTTTTACAATACCAGGTGATCCGCCAATAGCTACTAGATACTGGGGTTCTAACGATACATGGACAACAACAGTTACAATCAATGAAGTTGAGGTTGTTAATAATAGAAGATGGAAGTCATATACATTTAACATTGGTTCTTTGCCAAATAATGCTTGGAGATTGTATTTTTATTTATATGATCCATACCAAGTTAGTAGCACATCAGGATTTATAGATACACATTGGGATTCAATAATATTCGATAAAGTATATATAAATTCTAGCGGCCAAAGATCTGAAATATTTGAAAAATTTGATTTATTGCAATTTATAAGGAAAAGAACTGGTAATTTTTCTGGTGTTCTTAATTTAGATGGTTTGGTGCTAACTAATGAGGAATATGGTAAAGTTTTTGGTGATTGGTATAGATCAAGAGACAAAACAAATTATTTAAAATCATTAGAACAAATTACAACTCAACAAGTTATAAATGATTACAGAGATTTTGTACTTAGATATGAGGGCGATTTATATAACAATAACGTATTGCCTTTAGGATTACATAATAAAATATGGGTTAACTTTGGTTCTAGTATATTACAAGAGCCAGTTAGTTGTTATATTGATTCAATGAGTTATAATGTTAAGAAAAACACATACAGCATAGTGATGCACATACCAAATCAAGATGATGATTTGTCATCTACTTTTGTTTTAAAGTTTTAAACTTTTTTCTTTTCCTTGTTTGCTGCGAAACCCCTTTAGTGCCTAACACTTTAGGGGTTTCATTTTGTAAATAAATTAAAATAATTCTTTTATTTAAAAATATTTTTTTATTTTTGTGTAAAAATAATATATATGATATTTGAAATTCATTTTAGGAATGAGCTTAAAAGATTAGGATTTAAGCGCTACCAAATTTGTACAATCTTAGGTTGTACTATGCCAACACTTAAAAGCAAAATTGAGAATCCAGGGCGGTTAACTGTTGATGACATTACGAAACTTAAAAACTCTGGATTTGATATAAAACGTTTAATTTAATACTTAAAATTTATGAAATCAATTAAAATACATGGTAAGGATTATGTTCTTATAAACTCCAGAATTAAAGAGTTTAGAACAAATCCAAAATATGATGATTATGGGTTACAAACTATTAAAACACTAGATGAGTGGTTTGAATCTACTAATAAAAAAACTGGCGAAATTATACAAGATAATAGAGTTGAGTTTAAATGTATAATAACTAATGCATCTGGTAAACCTATATCTGAGGCAACCGCTAGAGAATTAAAAAGCTCATCATTTATAAACCAAACATCACATATAGAAAATTGCGAAACTAGTGCTGTTGGTCGAGCATTAGGTTTTTTAGGTATCGGTATTGATACATCAATAGCATCAGCTGAGGAGGTTCAAACAGCTGTAAATAATCAAACAAAAAATAATGATGAAAGAGAATGGCTACAAAAATGGCAATTAGATGCTGTATTGAAAAGCACAAAAAACGAAGCTCTAAGAATCATAAAAGATTATAGAATGAAAAAAGAATATAGAACTGAAATTAACAATAAATTTAAAATTAAATAATATGGAAGCAAATGAAAAAATTTTTACTGAGGGTTTAATTGTCAAAAGAAATGACAATGCACCTGATTTTGTAATTGGCAATCTTAGTGTTAAGGTTGATGAATTTAAACCTTTTTTAGACAAACACACTAAAAATGGTTGGGTTAATATAGATCTAAAAAAATCTCAAAGTGGAAAATACTATGGCGAGATAAATACTTGGCAACCTAAACAAGAATCAAAAGCTAGTGAACCCAGTCAAGCTAGTAATGATTTGCCATTTTAAATTTTATTCTAATGGCATTTGAAAATAAAACACAAGCCATTGAGGGTGAAACTTTTGATCATTTTAGAACTAAATCTAGAGAGATTAATAGTGCAATACATCTTTTAGTTGAATACAATTATAAAGTCATTGACTTAGAAAATAATTGGATTGGAAAAGATAATATTGAAAAATTAGATATTCCTTTATAATACTGGCAAACAAAGGAATTTAAAAGGGCATGATTAATTTCGTGCCTTTTTTTTTATAATATTTTTAAAATAATTTTT